CAAACTACACACTTGAAGAACAGAAAAAACTTGCTGACCTCACTCTTTCAGAGTATGCCACAGTCCGAGAACTGAGAGACGAAATTTTGATGGTACATGAAAGCCTCACACCAATCAGAGAAAGCTCTCATACACATCAAAACAAAGAACTGCTTGATTCATTAACTGCCGATTCTTTGGCTTTACTGCCTGATTTACAGCAGTTTGAAGATGTCACAAAATACGACATTCAGACAATTAAAGAAAGTATTGCACCTGTTGTCAGGCAGGCACATTTTCATGAAAATCTTGCTGTTCTTGACGGAATTACGGCAGACAGAATCAAGAAATGGGACAGCATCAGCACATTACAGACACAACTGAACGGATTATCTACCGAGCTGACTGTATGGAAAAACAAGTGCAGCAGCAATTCTGACCGGCTTCATGCGAATGAAGCGACAATTGATAATATCATTTCTGAACTGGATGAAATTCAGGAAAAAATCAATGCACTCCCCAATTTTGATATTATTCAGGAAACATTGAAAGCAATGCAGGCAGAAATTAACAGCAACGGAAGCAATATCCAGACAATTTTTCAAGGCGGTACAGATGCACTTGAAAAGTACGGCGAAACAACTTACACTTTTTACAATAACGGCTACCGTTCACTGTCCGGCTTTGCACAGGCATATCCGAATTTCTGCTCTGCCGAAAATGATTATGCACTTTACTATAACCAGTCCGATTTTAGCTGGGCAGGTACGGTGTACACCATGATTCTCCAGCCGTTCAGCATTTCAAAAAATTCAGGCATTGTGCTGACTTATCAGTGCGGTGCATCCGCTGTTGGTGAACTGTATCTGATGCGGAAAATCTCCGGCAGGACTTATGCAGAACTTGCACAGGTTGTGTATGAGCAGATTCAAAGCGGCAATGCAGCTAAACTGGAATTTCAGTGGCTGCAAAGCAATGATTTTATTTCAGTACTGGTGGACTGCACAGACGTTGCAATTGGTCAGTATTATCTTGTCTGGAAAGGCGTATCCGACAATACACATCCGAAAATCAAGGCGATTAAAGTGTTGGGAGGGTAACGGCATGAAAGAAAACATCTGCACAGCAATCGGCATCATTGGTGCATTTTTTGCGGCTCTTGTCGGCGGCTGGGATTCGGCTCTGATTACACTCATCACCTTCATGGCGGTGGATTTTATCACGGGTTTCGTCACGGCGGCAATGGGAAAATCCAAGCACAGCGTAACCGGAAAGCTCAACAGCAAGGCAGGCTGGGGGGGACTTGCTAAGAAATTCTGCATTCTTTTGATGGTAGTTGTGGCTATGCGAGTAGATATTCTGCTCGGCACAACCTATATCAGAGATGCGACCTGTATTGGTTTCTGTGTCAATGAACTGCTTTCTATCGTTGAAAATACGTCATTGATGGGAATTGCCTATCCACCTGCCATGCTGAAAGCACTTGAAGTATTGCAGAAAAAAGCCGGACGCACCGATGAAGATGCACAGGAACATCTGGAAGAAATCGAAAAGGAAGAGGAGGAAAACAAAAATGGCAGTGAAGACTTATAATTTTAATGACAACACACAGCTTTCTCCGCATTTCAACGTGCAGGAGTTCCGCTGTAAATGCAGTCAGCGTCATGATATTCTGATTGCAGAGGAGCTTGTAGACAAGCTCGAAAAGCTCTATGTAAAACTGGACTGCTCCAAAATTATCATCACAAGCGGAATGAGATGTCCGTCCTATGATATCTCTATCGGAGGAAACGGCGGCGGACAGCATCCGCTTGGCAAGGCTGCTGATGTGGTTTGTTACAATCAGGCTGGTGAAAGAATCAGCAGTAAACTGGTTTGCTGTACTGCTCAAGATTTAGGCTTCGGCGGTATCGCAAACATTGATACATCCTATACAGCTACTCACCTCGATGTCCGTACAAGCAATATCTGGTACGGAAATGAAGTCATCAATTACCACACGGTAACGGATGACTTCTATAAATATTACGGCATTGCAAGAAGCAGTACAACACAGAAAACTGCGGAAAAATCCACGGCTTTGAATGGCATTGATGTGAGTGTCCACAATGGTACTATCAATTGGAATCAGGTAAAGGCGGACGGTGTCCAGTTTGCTATTCTCCGTGCAGGATACGGCAGAGAAGCATATCAAAAAGACCAGCGTTTCGAGGAATATTACAGAAATGCAAAGACTGTCGGTATGCCAGTAGGAAGCTACTGGTACAGCTACGCTGTTTCACCAGATGAAGCAAAAATCGAAGCACAGGTCTGCATTTCCATTTTGCAGGGAAAGCAGTTTGAATATCCGATTTATTTCGATTTGGAAGAACAGAATGCCTTTGCAACAGGAAAATCCAATTGTTCTGCTATGGTGCGTGCATTCTGCGGAGAACTCGAAAAAGCCGGATATTTTGCAGGATTGTACATGAGCCGTTCTCCGTTCAATAGCTACATGGAGGATGACATCAAAACCAGATATGCCATCTGGCTTGCGGAATACGGCAGTCAGCTCAATTACAGCGGTGCTGTTGGAATGTGGCAGAAGTCTTCAACGGGCAGAATTGCCGGAATCAGCGGAAATGTTGACATGAACGAATGCTACATTGATTATGCTGAAAAAATCAAGTCAGCAGGTCTGAATGGTTTCAGTGACTGCCAAATCGTTGATGCTCCACCAATTGCCCCTGCACTTCCAAAATCGAAATCAGAAAATCAGGCGACAGTGGAAGTCAGCATCAATGGCGAAACTTACAGCGGAAAGCTGAACAAAAAGCAATAAAATATGAGCCTGTGGAGCATTTTGCTTTGCAGGCTTTCATTTTCGGCAATTACATTTTAATTATGGGAGGTATTTTCATGACAAACGAACAGAAATTACAGATTACAAAACTCAGAAAAAATAAATATGGCTATGCAAAAATCGCTAAAACGCTGAATCTTTCGGTCAGTTCTGTAAAGAGTTACTGTCAGCGGAACAATCTTGACGGCATCCGTGCAGAGACAGTTTCACAAGCAAAAGAAGGAGAGTTCTGTAAGGAATGCGGAAAGCCTGTCATGCAGAAAGCCGGAAGCAGAAAAATTCTGTTCTGCTCTGGTGAGTGCCGTCAGAAATGGTGGAATAAACATCCTGAAAAAGTGAACCGGAAAGCCATTTATACATTCATTTGTGTTCACTGCGGAAAGCAGTTCACAGCTTACGGCAACAATCACAGGAAATATTGCTGTCATAGTTGTTATATTGCTGACAGATTTAGAGGAGGTGCAAGTCATGCCTGAACTGGAAAATGATATCCGTTATCTTCTTTCGCTTGAAATTGCCAAAACCATGCTGAAAAATGGAATCATCGGCAAGAAAGAATATACCGAAATTGATACAATTCTGAAAGAGAAATTTCACCCGTTATTGGTTACATTTTTAGAAGAAAACACTTGATATTCTGCGAAAAATAGGGTAATATGGTAGTCAGAAAGGAGGGATTTCTCATGAAAGAAATCATCAGAATCAAGCCAAATTTCCAATCTGCTCCGGAACTGAAAAAAGTCGCTGCTTATGTGAGAGTTTCCAGAGATACAGAGAGATTGCTGCATTCCGCATCTGCACAGGTCAGTTATTATACAGAACTGATTCAGAAAAATCCAGAGTGGGAGTTTGCTGGTGTGTATGCAGATTTTGGCATTTCAGGTACAAAGGCAGAAAACAGAAGCGAATTTCAGAAAATGCTTGCCGACTGCGAATCTGGAAGAATTAATCTGATTCTCTGTAAAAGCATCTCACGCTTTGCAAGAAATACGGTTGATTTACTGAATACTGTCCGGCATCTGAAAGAAATCGGTATAGAAGTCCGGTTTGAAAAGGAAAACATCAGCAGTTTAAGCAGGGACGGAGAATTGATGCTTAGTATTCTTGCGAGTTTTGCTGAGGAAGAATCACGTTCTATTTCTGAAAACAGCAAATGGGGCATCAGAAAACGCTTTCAATCCGGTGAAATTGGTGCGGCAAATAAGCACATTCTGGGCTATCAGTACGATGAAGAACAGCAAAAATATGTCATTATTTCGGAAGAAGCTGAAATTGTCCGCTGCATCTTCCGAATGTACCTTGATGGGATTTCATTCCGGCTGATGGCTGAGAATCTGAATCAGGCAGGAATTACCACGATACTTGGGAATCAGTTCTCCGAAGGAAATGTGCGTTCTGTTATCTTCAATGAAATCTACACAGGAAACCTGCTCCGGCAAAAGACATTTTCAGAAAGACCAAACGTGAAAATTCTGAATCGTGGAGAACTTCCGCAGTACCTGATGACAGACTGTCATGAAGCTATTATTGACCGTGAAACTTATGCAAAAGTGCAGGCTGAAATGAAACGTCGTGAATCCATACTGAATCCGACCTATTGTTTTACTGGAAAAATCAAATGCGGAATCTGCGGTCAGCCGTATACACGCAAAAAAGGTACTGCCAGAGGAAAGGTTTATGTTCATTGGATTTGCAGAGCGAAAAAAGAAAAAGGCATGACCTGTAAAAGTGTTAATTTTTCGGAACAAAGCCTGTACTCTATCTGTTCTGAAATTCTTGGAAATGACAGATTTGAAAGTGTTGTCAAAGAAATGACCGTCACCGAAAACGGGGATATTCTTTTTTCCCTGACAGGCGGAGAATGCAGGGTATGGAAAAATATTCATGTCACAGATTTTCATCATTCGACTACAATGACAGACTGCTTTGAAGATAAAATTTTCTGCGAATGCTGCAGAAACAGCTATCATATTCATAAAGGCGGAAAATACATTTACTGGCAGTGCAGAGGAAAATATCTGACAGGAGTTCACTGTAAAAACAAAAACTATACAGATTATCAGCTCCGGCAGATTTCGGCATATATCATGGAAGCAGATACGTTTTCAGAAATGGACTTTGCACAGCAGATTCAGAAAATAGCAGTCCTGAAAAACGGCGATTTACAGTATCATTTTAAAGACGGGAGGACAAAGATATGGCGAAAAATGTGATGACAATTCCAGCAACACTGAACCGTTTCACGTCAACACCGAAAACGAAAGTAACAAAACGGAAAGTCTGTGCTTATGCAAGAGTTTCTACCGACCATCTGGAACAATTGACCAGCTATGAAGCACAGGTCAGCTACTATACTGATTACATTCAGCAGCATTCTGATTGGGAATTTGTAAAAGTTTATTCTGATGAAGGTGTGACCGGCTGTAACACAAAGCACCGTATTGGATTCGCTCAGATGGTGGCAGATGCCCTTGATGGTAAAATTAATTTAATCATCACCAAGAGCGTGAGCCGGTTCGCCAGAAATACAGTCGACAGCCTTACCACCATCCGCACTCTGAAAGAACATGGAGTAGAGGTTTATTTCGAGAAAGAAAACATCTGGACTTTTGATAGCAAGGGCGAGTTGTTAATCAGCCTGATGAGTTCAATTGCACAGGAAGAATCACGCTCCATTTCTGAAAACTGCACATGGGGGCAGCGGAGAAGATTTGAAGAAGGTAAAGTTTCAGTACCGTTTAAGCGGTTTCTTGGCTATGACAAAGGCGAAAACGGTGAACTTGTTGTCAACCCAGAACAGGCAGTCACTGTCCGCAGAATTTATGCTGAGTTTCTGCAAGGAAAATCTCCGTACCAGATTGCAAAGGGACTGACTGCTGACGGCATTCCTACCCCTGGAGGAAAACAGAAATGGACTGATAAAGTTATCCGCAGTATCCTGACAAACGAAAAATATAAAGGCGATGCACTTTTGCAGAAAGTCTATACAACAGATTTCCTGACCAAAAAGAAGAAAAAGAACAACGGGGAAGTTCCGCAATATTACGTTAAAGATGACCATGAAGCCATTATTGAACCAGAAATTTTCGACCTTGTGCAGAAACAAATGCTGCTCCGCACGAAAGAAGAAAAAAGAACAAGCACGGTCAGCATTTTTTCCGGCAAAATCAAATGTGCGGACTGTAGCGGCTGGTATGGTTCAAAAGTCTGGCACTCCAACGACAAGTACCGCCGTGTTGTATGGCAGTGCAATCATAAGTTCAAAGGGCAGAAATGCACCACACCGACATTTTCAGAATCGGAAATCAAAGAATTGTTCATCAAGGCAGTCAATCTCCTGCTGACACAGAAGTCTGAAATCTTTTCTGCCTATGATACGATTCAGGATGAACTGTTTTCTACTGACTCTCTGGAACAGGAACGGTCAAATATACAGACGGAAATTGATGCATTATCCCAGAAAATTGAATTGCTCATCAGAGAAAATGCCGCTTCTGCCATAGAACCAGAAGAATACAGAAACCGATATACTCCTATGATAAAGCAGTATGATGCACTTCTGGAAAAACAAAACAGTCTCGCAGAAGAAATTACAGTCAGACAGCTCCGCAGAGAACAGGCTGAACTGTTCCGGAAAGAACTGGAAACTGCCGGAGCAGTTTCTGAATTTGATGAATCTCTCTGGATTTCTATGACTGACTATATCACAGTCCACAGCAAAGAAAAAATTATGTTCACCTTTAAAGATGGTGTTCAAATCACGCTCTGAATTATCAGCTCCATTGTTTTTGAAGGACAATGGAGCTTTTTTATTTTCGAGCCTCCCCTATGAAAAACGAGCCTCCTCTTATCCAAACCGAGCCTCTCATTAAATTTCGAGCCTCCTTTTTCTGTTGAAAAGGTACTATTTAATTATGTGCATATCTTTTAATTACCCTGTTTTTGACAGGCTCGTTTTTTACTTTTTTCTGTTCTAATTTTCACCATTGATACCATTTCTACACTATCCCAAAATCAACAAATAGCAAAAATATGCCTATTTTACGCACTATTTTAAATTTTTATTTCGTATCATTTTCACTTACTACATAGACGACGGAAT